AGACAGAGCTTGCCGATGTCCTGCGCGATCAGTGTCGTGCAGGCATAGACCGCCGAGAACGTCATCACGTTGTCGAGACGGATTTCGACGTTGCGCTGCCACGCACCGGGGAAGCTCTCGCGGATCGTGTTGAACCAGCCGCCATATCCTGAATACGGCGGCAGCAATGTCTGCGTGTTGCCGGGGACGTTCGGGGTTGCTTTGCGCAGCGTGATTTCGAAGCCGAACAGCTTCATTCGTCGGCTCGCATGTCGCGCCGTCGATAGTTTCCGCGCCGCTTGCCGATTTCTTCTTTCACCGCTTCCTCGACCGTCTTGCCCTGAATGAGCAGCTTGCCGTGGATGTCGTTTTCGGTGTCGAATTCATCGCCAGCCGTGTAGTCACGACCGGCATAGGTGACGCGCTGCAATGCTCTCACTCGCATTCGGTTTTCCTTTTAAGCTGCCGCAATGATCCGCATTGCATGCAGACCTTGACCCAGCGCCCATAGATCATCGTGCGGCCGAGGTCAGACACCCGGCACGTGCAATCCATGTGATAGGCATAGCCGTTCGGAAACACCGGCAAGTCATCGGTTGCCGTTTCCAGATCGTTCAGCCGACGCTGGTCGCGCACCGGGGCCGGTTAAAACGCCAGCGTCGGAGAAACCGAGCCGCACATGGGAGGACCCATGGGATTGAGGCACAAATCCCGAATGGAGAATGCGCGGCTCGGAATTTTCATCAGCCGTACTTTGCGTTTTGGATGAAGGCAACCGCGCCTGCACGGCGCTTCTGCCAGTTGATCCAGCGCTCGGCACGGATGCCGGTCAAGTTCATCTGCCACAAGCTGACCAGCGTGGTCGTACCAATCGGCGGCGAGTCAGGTGCCGTATCCATCTGGATCGATGCCTGATTGCTTGCGTCGATCACCGTCTGACCATCGTCAGCCAGCATGATCTCGTTCGCTTTGGCAAAGATCAGCGGATAGCCGTCGGCCGGTGAGCCGCCGGTCGCCGGAAGGTTTTCCGATGCGATGTACGGATACCCGAGCAGCGTGCCGCCTTCCCCCGTCATCTGCGGGAACGACTGCTGCCCCAACGCATTCAGCATCATCGAGAACGACAATGCCTGCTGCTGCGTGCCGATCCATACGCCGCTGCCGGTCGACATGTTCGCCGTCAAGAAGCTGTTGAACAGCGCCTTGGAGTCCGTCTGGAACGCTGCGAAGTTCGTCCCCGACGCCGTCACTGGCGTGACGCCATTGGTGATCGAAGCCGGTGACACGTTCGCCACCGCCGCAACTGCCGGATCGACAAACTGGCGATCAAGGAATTGCGCCATCTGATCGATCAGGTCCTGACGCACGACAGCTTCCGCTGCCGGATTGGAAAACCGCGCCAGTTCCTGCGTGATCACGACGATCCCGGCCGCCTTTGCCCAATTCATCTGGATTGTCGTGAACTGCATGTTGCTGACGGGCTTCGGCGCATTCTCGCCGACCCACCCGACGGTCGTGCCTGCTGTTGCCACCGGGATTTTGATGTTGAAGGGCACCCTGCGCAGACCGGGGATGCGCCCGATGATCGTGGCGGGACGCAACAGTGCGACGTATTCAGATGCAAGAATCTGATACTGCACGAGCGGCCCGGCCCATGTCGCGTCGGTCGTCGTACCGGCACCGACCGCCGCTTTCTGCATCATACCGGCAAGGTCGTCGCACTCGTCGAGGATCTTCAGCACTTCCGGTGTGTTGTCCCAGCCGCCGAACTTGGTCGACTCCTTGGCATAACGGATCGAGCGATAGAGATCGCCCTTGCCCGCAGCGAGAGCCATCGCGAGACGCACAAAGCCGGTGCCGGGCGGCACGTTGGCCTTCACGCTGACGATGGGCGCGGTCGACGTGCGCAGCGTTTGCTGCGGATCACCGACGCGCTTTTGCTCGACGACCGGATCAACAACAATCAATTTTGCTTTGTTGATCTCGTCGAGCTTCTTCAGGCGGACGATATGGTCGTCGATGCTCTTGTTGTCCGTGTCAAGCGTGTCGAATTCCTCTTGCGACGGTTGATCGAGCGTCGAGCCTGCTTCGTCCGATGTTTGGATGATCGCTTCCATGCGAGCGGCGTTGGCCGCGCGCTTGGCCTCATAGGCGGAAAGCTGTTCCGCAATAGTTCTAGGCATAGCTTTTCCCTTTTGCGCCTTTGGCGCAGAAACAGGGTTCGCCCGTGACGCCGGGACATGTTTGATTTCCACTTTCGTGGTCGAGCCACCTGACGCGGTGGGCGGTTCTTTGATCTCCACTGTCTTGCCGAGCGCGGCACGCAGATCAGCAGACTTGATTTGCAGGATTGTCGCTTCAGCGTTGGCGGGAATTGTCACCAGCGACAACTCGTAAACTTCAGATTTTATGATGTGCAGCCCGCCCTCTTTCATGAAATTGAATTCAAGTGGCAGGAAGCCGATGGACACGCCGCGCACCAGCCCCATCTTCACGCTGTCCCACGCTTCCAGTAGACGCTCGCGCAGCGCCGTTGATGTCGCGTGCGCCGGATCGGCGATCTGCGCTTCAAAGGCGATGCCCTTGTCAGTCGGCTTGCTGAACTTCACCTGTCCGACCGGCTGATCATGGTTGTGCTGCCACAACAGCGGCATCGGGTTTTTGAAGTCGATGCCCTTGCTTTCGACGATGTCACCCATGCGATCAGCCGTCGGCGTCGTGGCAATGCCCTCGATCTTGCGAAGTTCGGGATCGACGCGCTTGACGTTCAGGATCGAATAAGCGCGCTGCACCATGCGGCCGGAAATGGGATCTGGTGCGTCTTCCGGTGTATCGGTTTCGCTGGCTTCTTCGTCCCATATCGCTTGACAATGCACGCGCGCTTCGCCTTCGTTCGGCTGGATGCCATTGCTCGTGACAATGGGAATGCAGCGCTGCAAAAACTGCGCTTCCGTTTCATTGTCGGCAGGCACCGGATCGCTGGCGACCGGTTGCTTGACTCTCATGTTCATCGGTTCACACGACGAGAATTTTGTATTCCCGCGCTCCCTGTTGTTGTGTCTGCAGTGCGATGTCGGTCGCCATCGCCAGCGCGACGATGCCGTCGATGCGTCCGCGAGCTTTTGCTTTGTCGAGTTTTCTGGAACCCGCGGGGTCGAGCGTGATCACCGCGTTGTGCGCGCACATGGCCAGCACTGGATGATTTGCGTGATGCAGCTTGCCGTCGAGGATCAGCGCTTCAAGCGCACGCAGGGCTGGCGTCATCGACTTGAAGCCCTGCCGAAACTCGACGAACGTGTTCTCGATATTCTTTTCACTCATGCCCTGGCGGACGAGTGCCGCCTTGAAGTGCACGAAATTCCACGGATCGAATGCGATCTTTTTTAATTTTGTTGTCTGCAAAACATTGATGACGTATCGCGCAACGTAGTCGTACTCGATGGCGCGGCCCGGTGTGGTTTCCAGAAGACCGTTGCGCCACCAAACGTCGTAGTCGACCTTGTCCTTGCGCGCCCGTTCGATCAGTCCGTCCTGCGGAAGCCAGAACGTCGACTTGACCGACCACGCATCGCCCGACTTGGCGACACGCACGAACGCGGTCAGATCGTTCGCCGCCGACAAATCCAGCCCGCCGAATGCAGGCAGTTGATCGAAGTCCTTGGCGATCTCGCCGCCGCACGTCTGCCAATCCTTTTTGCTGATGAACGGATCGGCGACTTCGACGCGCTGGTTCAAAATCAGATTGCGGAAGCTGGCTTCGGCCGACGGCAAGCGCCGTGCCGATTCCGCCTGCGACATGACTTCGACCGCGTTGAGAAAATCGCCAAACGCCGGATTGGCCTGCCGGATCGTTTCTTCGGCGAACGGGTCCGCGTCTATCGGCGCGGTCATCACCGTGCAGACGATGCGCGGGTCGGCACCCTTTTGCGCATCATCGATCAGGGTCGACAGCAGATCCACGTCGGTCGGGGCCTGCGTCGAGATAATCACCGATAGCGGCTCGGCATGCGCGCCGGTCGCCGATTCCATCGCGTCATAAAGATCCGACTTCGGCCCCTTCACGCTGCGCAGTTCGTCGTGAACGATGAAGGCTGGCGACAGCCCGTAAACCGTCGGCACGTCAGCCGACAGCGCCCGGTATTTGGTCCCGCGCTCCGGGCATTCCAGTTCCTTTTGTGCCCTGCGGACGACAATACAGCCGCGCAGTTCGGCCGACGCGCGCACCATCTGCGCCGCCAGTTCGAACAGTAGACCGGCCTGCTCTTTCGATTGTGCGGTCGAGTAGAGTTTCGCGTTCGGCCTGCTTTCCCAGCCGGCCAGATGCAGCAGCAGCAGGAAAGCGGCGAACGAGGTCTTGGCGTTCTTGCGGCCGACGCTGATGATCGCCCGGCGCGTGCCTGCCGGGTTCCCATAGATCAACCTGATCCAATCCTTTTGAAACTCCCGCAGCACCACAGGCTGACCTACCTGTGGACCTTCCGGCACCCGGCAATAACGCTCGATCCAATCGATATTTCGCTCGACGCGCTGCTGCGGCGTCAGCTTTCCGGATCGGGGTCTTCCCACGGGCGGGTCTTCGCCGTGTTCTTGCCGGTGGCGAAAGCGTGGTTCGGCGTGTAGCGGCTTTGATTGGTCAGCCGCAGCCGCGTTGCGATCAGGCTATGCGCGCGGCTCTCAATCGCGCGCAGTTTGATAAACCGCTCGTAAGACGCCGACCCGCCGCTCTGGCTCAACCAATCCGGATTTGCCGTGAAGCCGTTGATCTTCTGCGTTAGGAAATTGATCGTGTCGCGATGACAAACCAGATCCTTCAGCATGTCGCGCGTTGCCTTGGTCGAGAAAAAATCCGGGTTTTCCGTGCTGACGATCTCACGCCAGATCGCAGCCTGCCGCTCTGTCAAATCAACCGGCGGCGCTGGACGTTTTGCAGTCGCAGAGAAACCACCCTGCACGACTGACAAGGATTTCACTGGTCGACGTTTGCGCTGCTGTTCGTTGGTGTTGTCAGATTCCATGTGTGGGGCTTGTTAGAGTTGTCGTGTCAAAAAG